CGGTGTAACTCGTTGATAGCGTCATTCTTGTTGTTAAAGATATGCTCACTGTCTGGCATATTGTCGTAATACACGATTACTTTGTATTTCATGATTCTGTTTCCTCTACTTCGTAATAATCAATCTTTGCAAAATTCTTAGGACTGATAGTTATTATTCTTTTTTCTGGCTCAATCTGCTGTAACTGAAGACATTGTATATTCCCTACTTCGAGCCATTCCAGCATGTCCAGAATGCGTTTGAGATTTTCTTTCACCGTGATGGTTTCATCCATGTATGGATTTTGCAGTCTAATATTTGTCATATTTCAATTAATTCCCTTCATTTGCTTGCATAGTTCAATCATCTTTCTTAATAATTCTTCATCCGGTAACTGCTCCAGCGTAAGAATCCGATTGAGTTTCTTTGCATTGATTCCTAGCTTAGCGCTGATATATTCCATATCTTCGCGATTAGACCAGAACCATCTCGAAATTTCTTGCGTTTGACCTAACACGCTTGTGTGGTCGTAACTTTCCGGAGCGTATACACCGACCAGCTTGTCTTTATATTTGCTATTCATGTCACGCTCCTTCAATGTCTAACACAATCTTAAATTTCCCAGACTCACCACTTAGCCCGCCATACTGAAACGACATCATTTTGATAACTTCGTGATTGTCGTCTGGCCATAAATTAGCGTCCGTCAAGCCGTCTATAATAGCCTTAACAGTCGGATATAGGTTGGGTGGGTCTAATCTTCGTCTGGTTGGTGCATAGACCGTGACAAGCACTTTACAAGGCTTATCTGGGCTATATACTGGCTTAATGTTAAGCCCCGCTTCTGCTCTCGCTATCAATCGCAGTTTCTTGACCATCCGGCCCTCTGCTTGATAGTGAAATCTGTCATTACTGTTGATAACTAAATTTTGAGCAGGCTTAGATTTCGACCTTGGTAATAGAAATTCTAGTTTCATATTTCACCTAATTAGAACGGCAAATCATCACTAGTGATGTCCATTGGGTTTGAATTACCGTATGGGCTGCTTTCTCTTGCAAAGTTTGGCCCTTGCTGTTGTGGCGCTTGTTGTTGCGGTGCTTGTTGCCCGTGAGGCCCTGCATAGCTGTTGTCATTACCAAACGCTCCCGATGTATTGCCTTGGCTTGCATTGCCACCTTCACGCGCTGCACGGCTTTCTAGCATTTGGAAGTTTTCAGCGACTACTTCAGTAACATACACCCGTTGACCTTGCTGATTCTCGTAGCTACGGGTTTGGATGCGTCCAGTAATACCAATCAATGCGCCTTTTTTAGCCCAGTTAGCCAAATTCTCAGCTTGCTGACGCCAGATAACACAGTTGATAAAGTCAGTTTCACGTTCGCCGTTAGCATCCTTGAAATTGCGGTTAACCGCTAGGCTAAATGTAGCTACTGCAATATTGCTAGGCGTGTAGCGTAGCTCTGGGTCTTTGGTTGTCCTTCCAACCAACACGACATTGTTAATCATTGTTTTACTCCATCAATTTCTACAGCTAAGATATTCCTTGGGTTTAATAGATACGTTTTGCCATCATACACTACTGAAACGGGTTGGTTAGTCTCCATGCAGTGCATCAATTTGCTCTTAAACCCTTTGTCACGTGTTTTAATTTCCATTCCCGACTCGTTCACCATCAAGAATTTTACTTTTATCATTAACTTCCTCATTTCAGAATTTCATAATTTACAAAGTTATCATCAAGCAACTTAGCAAATTGGTGCCATTGCCCTTCTCCACCGTGGAAAGTTAGTGAAAGATTGACCTTGTATGGTTCGGCGGGCTTGCTAGGCACTTCCTCGATTGGTTTGGTGTCTTCGATAACTTCACCAGTTTCAGCATTGACTGCCTTGATTTCCTCGTTAGCTGACTGCTGGGCCATTGCTTCAATCTCAGCTAGGCGTGCCGCTTCTGATTTCTCTTTAGCTTCCGCTTTCTGCTTGCGTTCAATAGCTGCATCACGGTCCTTCTTCATTTGCTTCAAGATATCAACTAGAGGTGTGTCATTCTGCAACGCTCTAGTGTATGGTTCCGCTGGCAACTCATAATCAAGGGCTTGTTCCTCAATCATGGCAATGTTAGCCTTGTATTCTTCAAGGCGGTCATACTCAGCCAAAACAAAGGCGTCAATCTTTTCCTCAGTCGCTTTTTTGAGCTTCATTTTCTTATCCATGAAATCCCCAACCTTAGAAAAGCTCTCGTACTTGTCCTTGAATGTGTCCTTGTCTAGTCCTGCTAGCTCGCATTTGCTTTCAAAGACTGACCTAACGTGGTCAATTCGCAGCATTTTTTTGTGTTCCTTGACTTCATCACGTTTAGCACGTAGCTTTTCAAGGAGTGCCTCCAATGGCTCTAGCGAGGTCGCTAGTTTAGATTCAAACTCAGTGAGTGGATCTTTGTAGATTCTGCCGATTTCCTTACGCTTATCGTCAAGTTTGTCGCCAAGCCCTTTGAAGCGTGTGATTTCTTTTAAGACCTCGTCATATTCCAAGCTGTCCAGTTGCTCGTCTGATAGCTCGCTAACTGCCGCTTGAATCGCTGCATCGAACTTGTCAAAATCAAAGTTGATTGTCCCCGGCGTATAGACCGGTTCAATCGTTTCAAGAAAATTGTTCGTTACGTCCTTCATTTTTATCCCTTTCGATTGTTAATCTGTGTTTGAATGTCGTTAGTCACCACGTTAAAACCTGCCACTAGCAACTCATGGAAGTCATTGAGCTTGTACTTCTTCAAGTAGTAATTCGCTACTGTTTCAGTTGCTTGGCCAGTAATTAGAGCTAGCTCATTGATTTGTTGCATGATTGTGTCATGTTGTTCATCGCTGATAAAGTTAGGTTGTTGATCGCTTCTTGACTCGTAGCGTGCTTGCTGCGGCTGTTCTTCCACTTCCTCAGTGTCTTCGACTGGTTCCGGCTCTGGTTGGACTGGTTGAGCTTGTTCCTGTCTCTGCTGCTCAATCTGTGCCATTTTACGAGCCTTAACATCCTCTTGTGTTTCTCGTGGTGTCACGTCAATGGGTGCCGCTTGTTCCATTTCATCCGCAGTATATAGACCGCCCACGTTCTCCGAGAACGCATCTCGGACGGCCGCCACGATTGCCACTTTTTCAATCATTTGGCCCGGTGCTTTCTGCCACCAGTTCTTGTGCGTGTTATAAGCTGACAACTCAACTTCACGATAGACTGGACGGCTTCTATCCTTGCGGTACACTTCACACCAACCACCGATTAGCGTAGCTTTGCGGGGTAAGATAACGCCCTTTTTAGTTTTGAGTTCGCCTTTTTCATCCTCGTAGATCACACCACTTTCAAAACCGTCATAGTTTTGATTTTGTTCAGCTCGTTTCATGAAAGCGTCCTTAGACACCACGATTTGAGCTGGGTTGTTCCCGTACTTTATGAAATAGACCTCTTTAGTGAAAGGGTTAAGATTGCGATTTTTAACGATTGCCAGCAACGTTTGAAGCTCTTGTGGGCTTGCTTGGTGTTTTGGGTCAACAAAGTTTCTCAATGTTTCGCCGTCAAGCTGTTGCAAATCTGTTAAATATGCCCCTTTTGTTGTTTGTAATTGATTTTCCATGTCATATCCTTTTATATGCCCCTAATTCTCAAATTTTGGGGGTTATTTGCCGTTTTACCGTTTGTCTAGTGTGATTGTGCCACTAGATTATTCAGGACGGTTACAAGCGATTTTAGAGCCATTTCTTGCCCTTTGACTTTTTTAGGTACCAATTCTCCCTTTTGAGTTTGGCGTTCTCTTGAGCTAGTGACAAGATTCTGTCTTGCTGACTATTGATGATTTCTCCCAGCTCACGACCTAAATTCATGTACTTGTTCCGCCATCGGCTCTCGACTTCGTAAGTTTCTTGTTCCATTTTTAATGCCTACCCTCCCACCACTGCAAAATTAATTATTTTTCGTTATATTTCTTAAATCCAAGAGTTAGTGCTGTGATACCTGCTGCAATGACTACAAGTCCTAAAGTGCTAGCAATTCCTTCTTTTTCACCAGTGTTAGGAAGTGCGGCTTTATAAACTGGCGTATTTGCCACTTGTTTTGGCTCAGATTCGAGTTTGTAAGTAACTGTGGTAGTTTGTACCTCTTTATCTTCACGAGGTGTTACGGGCTTGTTAGGGGTGTTTTCTGATGGCGTAGTTGGTTTAACTGGTTCTTCGGGAATCTCGATAATCAACTCAGGTTTATCGAGGATTGGAGCTTCATTAGGTACGACACCGCCTGACCATTCAGGAATCTCTACGACTGGTGCTGGTGGCATGAGTGGGATATCGTTGATATCAATTGAAGGCTTATCGTAAACCGGGGCATCGTTTGGTACTACGCCGCCTTCAAATTCCGGTTTTTCATATTTAGGGGCGTCATTAGGAACCGTTCCAATAGGCTCAGTGTACTCCGGCAGCTCACGTACTTCCGGAATGCCAGGGATGCCTCCCTCAAATTCTGGGATGTCAACTTTTGGCGCTTCACGAGGAATTTCAAACGTTGGCTCCGGCTTGTTTTCACCACTGGCATCGCCTTTACCACCGACAAGTTGAACATAACTGTATGAAACAGCACCATCTGACTCAGCTTTTAACTCAACCTTATTGGTTGGATTAACGCTATCCTTAACTGCATTTGTCAGTTTGGTTTTATAGTTCAAGTAAATCATATGGTCAAGTCGGTCCATTTTGATTTCAAAGCCATGCTCAGATTTGCTGATTGACTTAACTAAATCCATTGCTGAACCTTTATCAATCCATGGATTCACGCTCTCAATGTTCTTAACTTCAAAGAAGTTATCCACAAGGGTTTGATTGTCACTCATTGTGTCAATCAATGTCACATAATTCAACACACGTCTTGCGTAGTTAACACGGATAGTCCAGTTGATAACAGTTGGGTCATTCTCGTCTTGACTACCCCATTTAGAAAGTAATTCATCTTTACCAATTTCTTGTTCTTTGCCGATGTTGACGGTGATCACTGTCCCATTGAAGTTTACTGTGACTGGCTTGCCACTTTCGACCTTGTCTGTCCAAGTAGCGTCCATTTTAAGACTCATTTGCTTGTTAAGCGGATGAGATGCAAAGTAGTTGTTAAATACAGTAGTCACAGTATTGCTTGCTGTGTCTGTAGTAGCTTTACCAACAACTTGCTTGTCAGGATTGTAAACATCAAAGTCAAAGTTAGTTTGAAATTTCACTTCTTCAGGTAAAGTGAACTTAACCTTATCCCCTTCATTGATAGCCATATCGTCAGGGAATTTTACATCCTTGTATTCCACTGTGAAGCCTTGGTATTTACCAGTTCCTTGAGACTGGTCAACCTCAACATTAGGGTTAGATACTTGGATAGTGTCACCCTCTTTAACGAATGTAGTAGGTTGCGCTTCGACTGGCGCTGTAGTTTCTGCCACTGGTTGCGCTACTGGTGTTTCTGTAACCGGTGTAGGTTCTGCCACTGGTGCTGATTCGGTAGCAACCGCTGGTGTTTCCACTGGTGCCACTGTTTCACTTGGTGTTACTGTAACATTCCCAGCATTGTCAGCGGTGTAGACATTAGACACCGCTGGTTGTGTATCTACTGCTGTTTCAGTCACTTCATCGGCTGATACTACCCCAGCTCCAATCAATAGAGCTGTAGCAATGGCGAGCGTGCCGCAAAGCCCGAAGGCTTTTGATTTAACGTAGCTAGGTTTAGTGATTGTTTGAGTGTTAAAAGATTTCATGATATAATCTCCTTGGTATAATTTTCTTGCATGGGCCCTAACCCATGCTTTTTTAGTGCTCTCAACGTGCACCCATAGCCCCACCGCAGAATATTTCAATGTTTTATTAGACTGTAAAATGGGAATATTAGGAAAAAGTAATTTAGTATAATTTTGGGGAATTATGGGTATAAGTTACACTCCACGATGAGGCCGTGGCTGCACGTTGAAAGATTGATGTCAGTTAGTATATTTGTTTTTTAGCCGTTCGCTCTTTTCCTCTGGGGTTTCGACCCACTCAAAGAATGGCTCCGGCTGTTTCGGTTTCTTCTTGGAAAATAGTTTTTTTAATAGCTTCATGAGTTACCCCACAAGTCTGTCTTCTGGTAGCCCATGATCTAGGTTGTAACGTCTAGCCTTGGTTGTGTAAGATTCCCATTGTGGGACTACGTAAGTTTCAGTTTCTTGTTTCTTGTTTGACCAAATCCATCCAAATAGTTTTTTCATGATTTTTACCTCTCTTATTCTTCTAACTATGATTACTGTATAGTTATCGGTTAGTAGTTATTATTCCTTAGTGTGCGTAGCACCATATTGTTATTAGTTGGTGCGTGGCAACGCCATATTATTATTACTTAGTCTTTATTATTTATTAGTTATTATTAGTGTCGGATTCTTCAACTTTTGAACTTTTCAACTTTTGAACTTTTCAACTTTTGAACTTTTCAACTTTTGAACTTTTCAACTTACGTAAAGTCAGTAAGTTGAAACTCAGTTATCCACAACTTCTGTTGATAACTCTTTTTCAATCCGACTAACCCAATAATCCCAATAGCTATCTGTAATCGGTATGTCTTGGACAAGTGGGTAAGTTTGAACACCTTGGCCACGGCCCAAGCTCTTTCGATAGATGCGGATATATCCCGCTTTTTTCAGCTCATTAAAGGCTGTTCGGTGTGCATCTCTGCCACTTTTTGAACGCTTGGAAAGTTCCTCGATGTAAGGCCGCCAATCGTCTTTATTAGACATTAGTACCAACAACAAGCCTTTAGCTTGTAAGCTCAGTTCAGCGTTTTGGGCTGAGTGGTTATTCATTTGAGTATAGTTGTTGTCTGTGTTTCGTTGGATATACTTCATATCCCATGGCCTATGCTCCTTTCTTGTAGATGCTCGTGGTCTGACTCTGACAGGGGTCAGCCTTTTTTTGTTGTCTTGACGACACTAGAGAACTAGCGAGGACTTTTGGATTTTATTTTTAGGAGTCATTATAAAATCAAATCATCTAATGGTATTGCTTACGTTTCAACTGAATTGTTGCCCCGCTAGCTCACCAGTGCCGTCAAGGTGTTAATGTTATTTGAACCTGTTTCTGGTTTTCCATTCGATGAAGGACTTGAAACCTTCATAGTTGATGAAAACTAATTTGTGTGTTGGGTTGAATACGTAGTCTCGAAAGTCTTTGTTATCCCTCATTTCTCGAATGAGGTTCTTTGCCATCGACTTCCCTAGACCTTCCCACCTTTGCATGAGGTGATCGTAGTCTCCCCACTCAGCCGTCTCATTGATACCGACTGGTTTGTAGGTTATTTCCATTTCGTTTAAGCCCCCCCTCTAATCCTCTTGTTCGATGAGTGGCAGGATGTCGTTAGCTTTTAGCAATTCATACAAGAACAAGCGCCCCTTTTGTGTCCAAGTCGTTGTCATATTGACTTGATCTTGACCGTTCTTATCCTTGTAATCAAAGGTCGAACTATCGACATAGCCCTTACCAATGTGTTTCTTATACAAAATCCATTGACTGTTGACCTTGTACTGAACACCTAGATCATGTAAGATTGCATTGAACTTCCTGGCACTCATGCCGTAATCTGCCGCAATCTGGGTAACACGCACCGCCCCTTTACTTTCTAGAATGACGTCGAAGTAGCGTGCTTGCTCTTGCACCAAGGCCAACTCAGCCTCTAGTTTCACCACTTTGGCTCGTTCGTCTTTAAGAGCTTGAAAGGCTGCAATGGCAAGGTCAGGATCATTAAGCAGTTGGTCTGTAGCATACATGCCATGTTTTCGGATGGTTGGCAAAACCTCTGATGTGACCCAACGTTTAAACTCCTTGGCTTGTGGTAGTTTGCTTGACAAAATCAGACAGTACAAACCAGACTCGTTGATGATTACTAGGTCTTGCTTACCTCCGGGGGTGTCCATTGTGGTCACCCCTTTATCCTCTCCGTCTACATGGGTACGGATTGCTTTAGCAGTTCCTGAGTAGCCTAAAATCTCTGCTACATCTTTCCCTACGAAATAAGGCTCGTTGTCAACTGTTACAGTTCGGACTGCCTTTCCATTAAAGTTAAAAATTTCATTCATAGTGTTTCCTTTCTACTCCTCTTTGTCACGGTTAAACCGTGATTTTATCTAAAAAATTAATATCGTTGTACGATATTTCAAACACTGATTCAATCTTCTTTAATTTTGGTATGTCTGGATACGTTTTATAATTTTCCCAATTTGACCACGTTTCTTTTGAAACACCAACTTTTTTGGCTGCCTGCTCTTGAGTCCAATTGTTTCGAACCCTCAACATTTTCAGCGTTAACTGTGTCATTCTTTCACCTCCTATCTAAATTCGTCCAAGCTGACCTCCAGTGCATCAGCTAATTTGCACATATTCGTCCACGACATCTCTTTTAATCTTCCAGCCTTTAGGTTGGAAAAATTCGATTGATGGATTCCTGATTCTTTGGCCAATCTATACATAGACCAGTCTCTTAGTTTTAATTGTTTTTCAATTTTATCCCACATTTTAAACACTATATGTTGTGTATGCATAACATATTTAACCCTTTCTATCACTATATATTGACGAATAAAAGTTTTTACATTATAATGTATCTTGACTGAGACCTCTCACCATTTTAGTCAGAATTTAACGGAAAGAACGTAATAATAATTATGGATCCTAACCAATTTCAAGACTTTCTTCCTCTTGTTACAGGATTTTTAGGAGGAGCTACTTCAGCCGGTGTATTCGCTGGCCCTATTCAAACATTGCAAGATTGGTGGTATATCAATTATGGCCACAACGTTTCTAATCAAGCAGCATTATTGCGTGCAAAAAATGAAATTGATGTTGAGAATCTCAGAAATAGCACGCTTCAAGAAGTGGCAACTATCCCACCAGAGAATATTCAAGAACCACCACTAAAAATATTAGGCCCTGCTTTGGAAGCATCTAAGTACTATATTGAAGAAGAAGAGCTACGCTCTATGTTCGCAAAAATATTATCTAGTTCATTTGATAATCGAAAAAACTCGGTTATCCATCCCTCTTTCGTTGAAATTATTAAGCAACTAGATGTCACAGATGCACGTATTCTCCAATTCTTAAAAGAATATGACTACGCAATAGACTCCCCGATTCCTTGCATGAAAGCTGTAATAAATTCCGATAAAGGAACTAAAATAATATTTCCAATCATCTACTTCATAGATGGATCTGAAAAGATTGATCAGCTCGCTCCTTCTTTAACAAACTTAGAGCGTCTAGGTTTGTTAAGAATTAAAAGTGGCACATATTCTGCGAACGATTCAGACTATGATTTTATTAGAAATAACTTCATTGTTCAACATGTTCTTGGAAATCATCCAGAAATTAGCTTTGAAAAAATGTGTTTTTCTATCACTCCACTTGGGAAGAATTTTTTGGAAGTCTGCTTGTAATTGATTTAGCAAATTCTTCTACACTTGATTTTTCAAAATCCATATATTTTTTATATAAAATATTCACTCTGTGTATATGGTAGTGCATCATTGTTGTTGAAACAATAAAAGATGTTAATATTGAAATGATTAATGTTTCCATAGTATCTCCTTTCTTGTGACATTAAACAGAGCAGTTCTCAGAATTTCGTTGAGGGCTGTTTTTTCTACTTCGTTCGCCATTTCTCGAACCTCCTACTTAATTAAATTTAAAATTACAATCACAATAATCGCTCCTACTGCGATCAAACCACCGATTTCCCATCTTTTGTCGTCCATTGCTGTCCTTCCTTTCTTTTGTTTTTGGTTAATTCCTTAACCTTGATTATATTTTATCACGGTTAAACCGTGATGTCAATAAAATAATACGTTTTTTTTTATTTTTTTATCGTTCTTCTTTACTTTTTTACGTTTTAACCGTAAAATATAATGAAAGGAGCGATTTTTATGGCATTAGGAAATAAAGAGATTATGTCTCGAAATATAAAATACTACCTTCAAAAATCTGGCAAAACCAGAAATGATCTAGTAGCTGATTTGAATTTGAAATATATGACCGTTTCTGACTGGATAAATGGAAAAACATATCCACGTATTGATAAAATAGAAATGCTCGCAAATTACTTCGGTGTGATGAAATCGGATCTTGTAGAGGATCGTTCAACAGCACAACAGATTGTTGAAAATTATATTGTCGACAAAATAGTTGATACAGTCAAAGAGCTTGACCCAGAACCATACCAGCGTAATGTACTGACTTGTGCAGAGAGGCAACTTGAGGAGCAAAAGCAAGCTAAGAAGAGACTTGCTGAAGTCCATGAAGTGTCTGTCCAGTACTTCGCATACAACTACTACGACCAGCCTGTATCTGCTGGTACAGGACAATATTTAAACGAAGTACAGATAGAGACAATCCAGCTTCCTGTGAAGGCGGACGCTGATTTTGTTTGTCCGATTTACGGAGATTCGATGGAACCAGATTATAAATCTGGGGATTATGTCTTTGTCAAATTGACGGTAGAGCTTCCAAGTGGTACGGTTGGAGTATTTGACTACGAGGGAGAAGCATATATCAAACAACTTATTATAGAGAAAGATAAAGCGTATCTGAGAAGTTTCAATAAGAAATACAAAGATATACCGATTAATTCAGACAGTGATTTTAGGATCATCGGTAAAGTCGTGGATGTGTATAGAGAAGAAAAATAAATACCATCGCAAATGAAACGATGGTAATAGATGAATATAAATCTTTAATTAATTAAAAGGGGAATTATTATGGGATTTTTTTGATAATGCCGAACTAAAAGAGTCTAAGCGTCTCTATAAGGGTGAAGATATGATTCAGGAAGAGTTTAAGAATGTTGTGGGGGAGGAAAGAGGGTAAATATGATCAAAGATATTATCGAAAACAATAGCTATCCAATTGTATTTATTGGCTCTGGGATGTCAAAACGTTATTTGAAAAACTTTCCTACTTGGGATGCACTCCTTAAAGAATATTGGGAGCAAATAGAAGAACCAACTAGTATTTTTCAATTCAAACGCTCACTGAAAAGATCAGAAATTCCAGAAACTACTACAGATTTAGAAAAAGATTTTTTAGTTAACGTAAAAACTGCGGCTTACATCCAGCAAAAATTCGACGACCTCTTTTATGATGGAACCATTTCTGTCGAGGGCCTTACCGATGAAGAAGCTTATTCAGATAACATTTCGCCTTTTAAATACTCGGTTGCACAGCGTTTTTCAAAATATGAAATTAAAGATGAGATGCGTGACGAGATAGAAGAATATAAGAATTTTCTATCAAAAGCTAAAGTTATTGTGACTACAAATTATGATACTTTGACTGAAGATTTGCTTGCTGAACTAGATAAGAGACCGACTGTATATGTTGGACAAAAGGGCTTTTTTGATGAAACCTATAACTGGTCAGAATTATTTAAGATACACGGAGATGTGAATGATCCAAGTAGCATTATAATCACTGAAGAAGATTACAAATCATACGATAAAAATTCTATCTTGATTAGTGCAAAAATACTCTCTAATTTGATTCAATCGCCAATTATCTTCTTAGGATATTCTCTCACTGATAGGAATGTTCAAAAGCTGTTAGTTGATTTTGCTTCACAACTTCCAAATGATGACATGAGAAAAAACAACAATCGCATCACAGTTGTAGAATATGAAAAGGATAATCACGATTTTACTGAACAAATTGTAAACAATCCTTCCTTGAATATCTCTCATTCAATTTTAAAAACAGATAACTATAAACAAATTTTTTCAGACATAGGAAAGATTAACCAAGGATTAACTCCTTACGAAGTCAATCGTTTTCAAGAATCAGTAAAAACTATAGTTGTTACTGCAGGTAAAATCGGAAAACTTGATAGCTACCTTGTCAGTCCGCAAAATCTTGACACTCTTCCTGAAGACATAAAAAAACGACGGATAGTCGTCGCTTTAGGTGATAAAAAGAATATGTTTGTAAATCCTAGCTACATTGATTATGTAGAAGACTATTTCAAGGATGGAGGTACATTTTTACCAGAAGTTGCCTTACGATTTATTGCTAACGAAAATACGCAAGCAAGAATTCCTCTTGTAAAGTATCTAAAAGATGTAGATTATGATAAATTCGAATTCTTATCTAAAAAGCAAAAAGAAAAAATAGCTAAGAGGATAGATAAGATGGGGACTTTACAAGACATCATTGATACGGTACCCGAACATAATAAAAAAATATACAACGATTTACAAAGCATCCTAGAACTCAAGGCTCCTAAAACAAGAGAGTTAGAATTGATTTCTTATAACATTGAAAGAGTACCATTGGATGAAGTATTAGATTATATTGATAATAAAGTATTTCCCACTTTGCAAGATAATTACTACAATGCTGCCCCTGAGTTATCGGCACAGCGACGCTTGCTACTTGCATACGATTTGATTAGGAACGGAGATTTAAAATAATAAAAAAGGACGATAGAGGACTGCTCGAGATGCAGAAAACTATCGTCGGGACTAGCGGTGATTTGCTAGGAGAAGGGCAGGTTCTAAACTAATTTTAGAAAAAGACACTTTCTTCACTATCTATTCTATACCATTTCCTTATTATAGTCAATAAAAAATCCCCACACTCGCCATCGCCAAATTTTGAGTGTGAGAATATCCCGTATAGTAAAAGGCATTAAAAAGCCCTCTTTACTATGCCCATTTTATCAAAAAAGTGAGGTAAATACAATGTGGGTAGAAGAATTACCAAACGGAAAATATAAATATTTCGAAAGATACAAGGACACATACACTGAGAAATGGAAACGAGTATCTGTAACGCTTACTAGTGGCTCAAATCGAGCAAAGAAAGAAGCTCAACGCTTATTGGATGATAAGATAGCCCAGAAAATAGAATCATCAAGCACTACTAACGTATCATTCCATAACGCCTTTAACGAATGGTGGGAATTTCATCAAAAACAGATTAAGTTAAGCTCAATCAAGAGCCTTGCAGCATCCGTTAAGCGAATATCTGACACTATCGAACAAGGAACAATCCTATCGAACATCAATGTCAGACTTATCCAATCCTTACTAGACACTGAAGACTGGACAGATTCACAGAAATATCGTGCCAAGACCGTACTAAATACATTCTTCGATTATGCTATGGATCAACAACTTATTAGCGATAACCCATCGAGGAAAGCACGATTACCAAAGAAGACCAATAAACTTGAGAAACAGCAAGCCGCCAAGAATAAATACTTAGAACTGGACGAATACAGTCGCTTATTGAAAGAACTCTATCGGAAAGATATAACACTGAGATATGCTCTAGCGTGTGAGTTTATGCTCTTGAATGGTTGCCGTATTGGTGAACTGGCTGGGCTGACTGTTTCAGATTACCACAAAGAGACACGTTCCCTGGATATACACACCTCTTTCAACAGATATATCCCAGAGAATGAAGGAACAAAAACAGTCGCTAGTTACCGAACAACCTACCTCACTAATCGAGAGATGGAAATCATTGACCAGATACTAGAGTTGAAAGAATTGAGCGAATCAACCAATCCAAACTGGTATCGTAGTGATAAAATCTTCACGACCAATACTGGAAAACCTATCCATAGTACAATCCTAAGTGCATCACTCCAACGAGCTAATGCCAGACTGGAAACACCTATCGACAAGCATCTATCCCCTCATATCTTCAGACATACCACAATAAGCATACTGGCTGAGAACAATGTGCCCCTAAAAACTATCATGGATAGGGTTGGTCATGCCGATTCGGAAGTCACTACTAGCATCTATACCCATGTCACAAGAAATATGAAAGACCAAGCGGTCAATGTTTTAGATAATATCATTACGAATAATCTTGCCCCTTCCTTGCCCCTCGGATAGAAAAAAAGAACCCTAGGTTTACCCTAGAGCCCTCAGAAACGTTGTTAAATCAACGTTTTATTTTTTCAAGTTGTAGAATGATTTCAAACCACGGTATTCTGTTAGTGCTATTTTAAATGCGTATATAATAGGAAGAA